CGAAGCGCGCGGAGTAACGCCGCGGGCGGTCAATATCGCGATCGGCACCTCACCGAAATATCACCTGATGCCGGCGCCGAACGGCCGCAACACGAATATCGTGATGCGCATTGCCAAGCACCTCGAAGTTCATCCGGCTTACCTGATGTTCGCCATCACTCCGGATTCCGACGCTCCGCCAACGATGGCCACACCATCGACAATCGATAAGGCCGCCACCTCGACGCAGCGTCTCGCCATGATCGGGCAGGTATGCGCGCAACACTGGATGCACGCCTCGATCGACGCGAAGGGGGCGGTAAGTGTTGCGGATGTTTTACTGCGCGAGATCGCGACGATAATCCGGTAGCTAATCTTTCAGCTTGATGGACTGGCCCGGCTGTGGGCTCCAGTGCGTCGGGTCCAGCCGCTCGCCGTCACGGCGGAGGAAGTATCCCGTCTCGGGATCGCGATAGCCATGCTCCCAAGGGAAATCGATACCGGGATTTAGCGCGACATCAATACGCTCGCCATTAAACGGCAGCGTGGCAATCGGGTGGATCGTGCCGCCGGTAGCAACTCCGCTCTTACGCGCCATATTTGCTCCCCCGATGGGCAAGCCATTGATTTTAACCAATCGCACCGCACCGTGACGCCGGATGATGCAAGGTTAACGTAAGGCGACTCGTTGTCGCATCCAAGCGAGAAATGCGTCTCGCAGAATCTAGAATGCAATACTCAAAAACCCGTAGACGGGAGAAGTGTTTCTCCGTAACGTGTCCTCACCCTATCCCCAGAGGGTGCCCGGATGCCCCGTCAACACCTCGATACCCTGCTGTGGCGCGTATTTCGCGAAGCCCAGTGCCTGCTGCGGGAGGCCGAGCGGCTCGATGCCGGCCGGCTGCCGCGCATTGCCGAGCGGCTGATGCCGCTGAGCCGGGCGGTGGAGGCGGTGGAGGACCACGAGCAGCGGGCGGCCGAGCGTGAGGATGCGGCGGCGGCACGGATGGGGTGGCTGTGAAGCCGGATCTGGCCGCGATGGCCGACGAGCTTATGCGCCATGTTCGGCAGCTCGCGGGGCCGATGGAAGCAGACGACGCCAAAGCACTGCGGGCTGAGTTTATGGATACCCTCACTAGGCTAGAACGTGAATCGTCGCGCGCCTGGCTCGGCAGCGCGCTGACGCGGGGGCGCGGCGATGACTAACGCGCTGGCCGCCGGGCTGCTGTGGCTCGCCGCCGATACGGTCGAGCCGCAGGTATTGTCGATCGAGTGGCCGGACGGTGTCGAGATTGTGGCGGCGACCAATGCCGGCATCTGCGCGCTTGCGGCGACGGCGCTGCTGAGCGGCCTGTGGCGCCCGGTGGGGCGGCCCGAGCCGCCGCGGAGCGCGAGCTGCAGCACCGGCAATGCGTTTGCCGCCGACGCGTTTTGCATCAAGGGCTATGACCGCGACTGCGGGAGGCGATGAAGATGGGCGCGATCTCATTCTCGAATTGCGTTTTCGAGCAGCCCGCACGGCGACGGCGCCGCTGCCGATCGTTGTTTCTGCCGGCCGGGATCATGCTCTGGGTGGCGGCAGTCGGCTGGGTGCTGGCGGCGCTGGCGCTATGACCGAGTTAGAACGATTTGAGCGGTATGTGATGCCAGAGCCAAACTCAGGATGTTGGTTGTGGGTAGGCGGGCTATTCAAGCAGACAGGTTACGGGCAATTCAATCGATCAAAACGGACGCAGGAAACCGCAAGTCGCGCCGCTTGGCGGCTTTACCGAGGTGAAATCCCAGCGGGGATGGATGTTTGCCACCGTTGCGACAATCGCCCGTGCGTCAACCCGGACCACCTGTTTCTCGGCACGCGCGCAGAGAACATGGCCGATGCCGCCAGAAAGCGCCGGACAACAATCGGTGAGCGCAACGGCCAAGCATTGCTAACCAACCAACAGGCCCGCGAAATTCGGGCAAGCAATGAGGGGAAGCTAATCCTTGCTGCGCGCTACGGGGTGAGTGAGGGGACAATCCGAAGCATTCGAGGTGGGCAGCGATGGGCGCGGGTCTAGTTCGCGAAGTGCGCGAGATCAGTTCGCGCGGCGAATGGTTGCAGTGGCGCGCTGGGCTTATTACCGCCTCCCGTATTGGCGCGCTCTTCGGTATCGACCAGTTTCAGACAATAGAGAATGTCGTGGAAGAAATGCGCGCCGAACGGCGCGGGGCTGGCGATAACGCGGCAATGCGGGCTGGCCGCATTCTGGAACCTGCGGTGATTGCTGCGCTGAATGAAGAGCGCCCCGAACTGCGGGTAATCAAGGCGACGACGTTCCACATTCTGCCGGAACTTAGGCTCGGCTGCACGCCGGACGCGTTCGGGGATGACGATCTGCTTGTGCAATGTAAAACGGCATCCGCCGAGCAATGGGACAGGTGGCACGGGAAAATCCCGCTGCAATACACACTTCAAACGCTTTGTGAGATGGTGGTAACGGGGCGAACGCGAGGGATGCTCGCCCTAATGATCCGTTCCCCATCGTTTCCGCTGCATCTGTTTAACGTTGAGCGTCACGTGGCGGCCGAGCAGCGCATTCTCGATGCCGTCGCTGAGTTCTGGCGCCTTTGGGATGCCGGCCTACATCCGGTTACGCAGTCGGCCGAAGGGTTGGCCGAGATGACTGACGACGGCTCGCACCGGGATTTGTCGAGCGACAATTACCTCTGCGCCGTTTTGCCCGAGCGCGAGAAACTGAAGGCGGAAGTCAGCGGCGCCGAGCGTCGCATCAAGGAAATCGACGAGGCGCTGAAAGCGGCGCTCGGACCGGCGAGCAGTGGCTGGGTGCCGGGGTACAACATCACATTCCGCAGCCAGCATCGCCGCGAGACGGTAATCCCCGAGCGCGACATCCGGGTCCTGCGCGTGCGCGCCGCTGCCGAGGAGGAGGGAGCCGATGCCGACATCTGAGATTGCGCTGAGCGAGCGCGGTGTATTGCGGCCCACCACGATGACCGAGGCGATGGAATTTTCCAAGCTGGTCGCGACCTCGTCGATGGTGCCGGCGGCATATCGCGGCAAGCCGGCGGATGTGTTGCTGGCGGTGCAGATGGGCGCCGAGTTGGGCCTGGCGCCGATGCAGGCATTGCAGAGCATTGCCGTGGTGAATGGTAGGCCGACGGTCTACGGCGACGCCATGATGGCGTTGGTGCGCTCGTCACGGCGCTGCGAGAGCATCCACGAATATTATGAGGGGGAGGGCGACAGCCTGGTGGCGGTCTGTGTCGCGCGCCGGGTGCGGGAGCCTGATCCGATTATTGGCCGGTTTAGTGTGGCCGATGCCAAGCGGGCGAAACTGTGGGGCAAGGCCGGTCCGTGGAGCGATCACCCGAAGATCATGCTGAAGCACCGCGCGCGCGGCTTCTGCCTGCGCGACGGCTTTGCCGACCTGCTGCGCGGGATCATCACCCGAGAGGAGGCCGACGATTACCCGGTTGATGCTGTCCGGCGCGAGCCGATCGACGTGACGCCGGCCGCGCCGGTCGACACCGCAGCCGACCTCGACGCTTTTGCCGCCGAGACTGTCGACTTTGATGCTCTCACTCTCAAGGGGTATCCCATAAATGCCGAAGCCACGGCGAATTGCGGCTCGGAAGCGTTTAGAGCGTTCTGGGGGCGCCTGGACAAGGTAGCGCGGGATCTGTTGCGGCCCGAGCTTCCGCGCTATCAGGCGCTCGCCGCTGCGGCCGACGAGGAGCGGGCGCGGGGCGATGATGACCCCTTCGGTTTGGGTGACCCGTTCGGCCTGCCGCCGATCGGCGAGGCGCACGAGCCGGAGCCCGTCGCCGAAGCGCCTGCGGTGCCGTTCGCCGCGGCGGTGCGGGCGCTGGTGCCGGTTGCTGGCGACGACGGCGAGCCGAACTGGCGGGCTTGGTCCGAGGCGTTTGTGACGCTGGTCGAGCAGGCGACACCGGCCGAGGCGCGGAAATGCCGGCTCAGCGATTTGCCATATTATGGCAAGTGCCGCACCGAGGACGGCGATGCGGCGCGGGCGGTGCTAGAGGCGGTGAACGCCAAGAGCAAGGAGGCGCCGCCGCCGTGACGAGCGAGCCGCTGGCTGGGAGAGTGCCGCCCCTCTTGAGCGAGCCGTACCACATGAGGGTGCCGTGATCTCGGAGCGAGCCGTTGGACGCGAGAGTACCGTGGGGTCGGAGCGAGCCGAGCCGCAGGAGGGTACCGTGCCGTAAGAGCGAGCCGCACGCCCAGAGAGTGCCGTATCGAGGGAGCGAGCGTGGAAACAACACACACTGAGGACCAATGGCTCGACCCTGTCGCCAGGCTCGGCCGTGACCTGCGCGTCGCCGCCGCAACGCTGAGCGATGCCGAGGCGCGCTTCCTCGTCGACGCGTTTTATATGATGCAGGACGATCGCAAGCGTGCCCGCAATCAGGAGCGGGCGCTCGGCGAGGCGTCGG